AGCTCGCTCAATAAGTTCCATAAAGTCATCAGAGATAATTACTCCGTGATGTAGATTAGTAGACTTACGATTAATGTCTCCGCCTGTAGGCTTACGGACATCTAAAAACTCTTCAATTTCTGGATGAGAAATATCGAGATAAGCAGCATAGCTTCCTCGACGAGTTACGCCTTGAGAAAATGCGAGCATTTCTGCGTCCACAACTTTCATAAAAGGAATAACACCTGTACTTTCTGAACCGTTTGAAGTCTTACTTCCTACACTACGGATGTTATTCCAGCAGCCACCAATACCGCCGCCAGCACTACTAAGAAAAGCGTTCTCAGTATAGTGATTGGTGATTCCTTCTCTGCTATCCTCAACGTAATTAAGAAAGCAACTAATAGGAAGCCCACGACTTGTCCCACCATTAGAAAGTATAGGAGTAGAAAACATAAACCAAAGTTTACTAGCATAATCATATAACCTTTGTGCATGTTCCTCATCATTTGCAAATGCCTTTGCTGCACGGGCAAAAGCATCTTGAGGGGAGATTTCTCCGTCAATCAAATATCTATCTTCTAGCGTTTTCTTACTAAATTCAGATAGATACCTGTCTCTTCGATAATCTACTGTTACATTAAATGTCACTTACCATTCTCCCTTGAATATCTGATATATTATCAGCTCCGATTGCATCATCGCAATAACTTATTAAATCCATAAGCTCATAGTTTTCTAGTATTTGTTCCGCATTTTCGTTTAATGCTTGAATAAATTTATATTTACTAGGAATAGGAACTGCATCGTATATATTCAATGCGCTTCCATAATCTTTTATGAGCTGTACTGCTCTCTTAGGCCCAATACCAGCTATTCCTGGCACGTTATCGCCTTTATCTCCGGTCAGGCACTTTAGTGAGATGTATTCTGCAGGAGTGCAGTCATAGTGGTCACTCCAAGTTTCAAGCGTGACTTCCTTCCTCGTCACATATGAAAATCTTCCTACATTCTCTTGTATCAATAAGTCCCAGTCTCGGTCACTTGATACGAGCCAAATATACTCTAGCGCATACTTGTCTTTTTCTTTTACCAAATGAGCAGCAATATCGTCTGCCTCTACACCCTTATATCGAAGAATTGTATGTCCTGCTTCTTCTAGTACTTCTAGAGATGCTTCGAACTCTTCAAAGAACTCTTCAAAAGCAATTCTTTCTTCTTCTGTCTGCTCTGCAAACTTTTCTTTTCGATTTTGCTTATACTCTGGGTTTATATTCTTTCTATAAGTAGAAGAGCCCCAGTCTGCTGCAATAATTAACTTTTTGCAGTCATAAGATTTTGCCAAGGATTCTACTGTTCGTTGATAATCATATCTAAAATCAGAGCGCCCTTGGTGTTTCCATCGAAAAGCTAAGTTTAGTGCGTCTACAATAAGAGTAGTATTTTCACTTGGGTTTACTAGTTTATCACTAAAACTAAACGCCATTTCTTAAAAACTCCACTTTTTCATTTTCTAGCCAAACATCTGCTAGCATTACAAAACAATCTAAAAAGGAAACAAACATATAATCTTCTACTACTTCTGGGTGTTCTGCAGTGACAACAAAGACGGGAGAACGATTATACTTAAAAAAGAGTAAAGGTTCTTGATTCCCGCCTTCTGCTTGTATTACTACTTTCTTCCACCAGCGAATTAAGTTGTTGGTTTTCTTTGCCGTAAACATTTTATCTGTAAGAGGAGACTCTGAATAATTCTTTACCTCTATACAAAATCTGTTTCTTTCATTCGGTACATATAAATCTCCCTTTAAATACTCAAGTGCTCCTGAATTTGGCACTCTTTCAAACTGAAGATTCGTTGCTGCGCGAAGCATGTCTCGAACTAAGTACTCACCCCGCGCTCCTTTTGCTCTACTATCAACCATTATTCAAATGTTCTTAAAACTTGGTTTTTCTCATATGCTTCTGCATACTTAGCAACCTGAGTATCAATAGCCTCTAAAATTTCTGAGTGCTCACCTATTCCCGCTGGATTCTGCAAGTATATTTCTATATTCACTAGTGCTTCCTGCATCTGTCCATTGTACTTCGCTCTCATCGCATCTACGATTGCGTTCCTCATTTCTAATCTCCTTTGTTTCATAGTCTAGCTCTTCTTCTTTGGCTTTTTGCAGCAACCACAGTCTCTTCTGTGCAGATAATCTAGTACTCATTCTAGTCCTCATTCTAATGCGCTCACATTTTCTCGTTTGACTACTTCAATTTTATCTAGTAATGGATGTGTCCATCCGTGGCTTACTACATAAGTATTGAGATTTTCTTCACCGAGTAAAACTTCTACAAGTTTCTCTCGCCCCGTTTCATCAAGTACATTAATAACCTCATCTAGGAACAAAATATTGATTCTAGACTTAGATATACTACTCATTAGCTTACGAATAGCTATAAGAGTAGCAGTATTTACTCTTGCAAGTTCTCCAGAAGAGAGAGCAAGAATATCAACAATGTTTCCATTGTCCGTGATTTGCACATTTAGCTTGTCATTAGATACGACAAATTCGAGAGTAAAACGACCATCAGACAATTCGCCTAGATAAGTATTTACTAACTCTTCTAGCTCTTTAACTAGATTTTCGATTTTATATGCGATTAAGCCATTTGTGCTAAACGCTTTCTTTAATACTTCAAGATTTGAAAATACATCTTCAATCTCCTTCAAGCTGCCTTGAGCTTCTTCCAATTCTGCAATAAAACTGTCAGTTTGCTCTTGTATTACTTGAATTCTCGTGTTTTGCTTTGTTCGCTTTTCATTTTCTGCTGCCGCAGCTTCCACCGATTTCTTAATTGAAACCAATTCTTTTCGTACTTCTTCCGTGCGGCTTTCAAGCTCTTCTTTGTCCACGAGGGATACTGGGAGACCTCTGTCAATGCTTCTGTAAAGTTCTTCCCATTCTCGCTGCATTTTGTTTTTATGACTGAAAAGATCATTGTTTTGTTTAATTTTTTGAATTCGTCGTTTAAGTTCATTTACTTTCTCCTTTGCAGAAGCAATTTTGCTTGTCTCCTCAGTGATAAGCGTATTTTTGAACTCTGCATCTACGGCTTGCTCACAAGTGGGGCACTTATCGTCAAGTTCGTGTAGTTTTTCTACAAGGCGTTGAGACCCCGCTACGACCCCGTTGAGATTTCCTACTTCGGACTGTAAGTCGTCGTAAGACTCTTTTGAGGCTATATCAATATTCTGTATTTCTTGTATATTTATGTTCTGCAGCAGCTTTATATACTGATTATTGTTAGAGATTTTTTTATTTTTTTCGGAAATATTTTCAATCTGCGCTGTAAGAGAACGGAATTGCTTCTCAAGTTCTTCCGTGTCATTTTCTACTTTTAGCATAGGCAGTATGGTAGCATCGCTCAATTTATTGTTTGATAACCATTTTTCTACCGTTGCTATCTTTGATTTAATCCCAGAGATTTCCAGAGACAAATCTTTTGAGGACTCTTTAAATAACTCAAAGAGCTCCACGTATTCTTCTAAATGTAGTAGGTCAATTAGAAACTTCTTACGGTTTGTGTCTGTAGCAGTAAGAAACTGAAGACTAGCATTCGTATTCTGGTATACTAATTGAGAGAATGTTTTAAAATCAATTCCTACAATATCTTGAACTGTTTTAAAGGTGTTTGTAGCTGTATGGCTTGATATATCTTCACCATTCTTTGAAAGAGAAACTTTTATATTATTCTTTCTATTAATGTCGATTACATACTTATCTTCATCTTTTGTAAACTCCAGATAAATATTGTAGCCATTATTTACGTAACGATTAGGAATATCTGCTTTCTTAATTCCTTTTGAGTTTTTGTTAAATAATGCTTCTTCAATAATTAACGGTATGGACGACTTGCCCATACCGTTAGTACCGATTATCTGTGTTACTATGTTCTCTTCGAGATTTAGAGTGTTACCAGCGCCATAGCTAAAACAATTATCCCATTGTAACTTTTTGAGCGTAATCATTAAAAGTGCCTATAATGTTGTGGATTTTACTATCTTCTAACTCCAAGATATATGTTAGATACTCTACTAGCTCTTCTTGGATGCTCATTTCTTTGTCAATTACTAAGGTTGCTTCGCTGTTTCGTTTTACAACTTTTTTATCCAATAAATCACTATTCTTAACATTTGCGAGGTCTTGAATATCTCCTTCTAGTTCATATATTGTATGATGATAGTCTGTCGAAACCATCTCATCAGGAGAACTCACTGTCTTACGAATTAGCTGAGGAAGGTCAAACGGGTCCCACCTCCAACTCCAATCCTGTTCATTTATTACTACATAACCCGTACTTACCTCGTTTCTATGAAAGGAAGTAGTCATAGGGCTTCCAGGATATACAATATTTCTTTGACAATTACTATGAGCGTGTAGGTCTCCTGAAAAGACAACTGGAAAATCCTCGAATCTGTCTAAGTCCACCTCTGGCTTGACATGGGGAGGTATTTCTCCACGAACATGAGTAAATAAAGGGTATCGCACATCAAATTTTTCAATACTTTCAGCTCTGTGCAGGTCTGCATAGGGCAGAATACCAAAGCGCATATCTGGGTCAATATAAGATATATCTACCACTTGTATTAAGGGGTTAATATCTCTAGAGACCTGCTTTAACTGCGTAAAGAAAGTTTTGTTTTTCTTTGTAGCTTCATGGTTGCCATCATAGATAATAGTGGGAATCTTTACTTCCCGAATAAACGAGAAGTAAAGCTCCAACTCTTCCATATTTGGCAGACGGTCGAATAAATCACCTCCGATAATGTGCATATTGCACTCCTTTTCGAGAGAATGAATCTGCTCGAAAAAGAGTCGGTAGCGATTTAGTGCCCATTCACGAGGTACATTTTTCTGTCCTAGTTTAATGTGCCAATCTGCCGTAAACAGAATCATGATACATTAAACTCCGCATCAAGTGCTTCGTCATCAATTTCATTGGTATCTGCTTGTCGAACACGGTCAAGCAACTCTTTTTGAGCGTCTGGCGTAGGACGAGCCATTACTTCATCCATAGACTTAATAGAGCCTAAAAGAGCTAGTTCATCATCATCTAAAGGTCGAGGCTTGCACTTCAATACTTGAAGTTGATACTCTACATTATAGGGTAAGGGGCCAGTCTTTACTCGCTTGAACTTAACATCCCAACCAGTTTCTGGGTCGGTAGGGTCACCAAGGTCTTCTGCTGCTGTAAGGATTTGCTCCCAGAGCTTCTTCTTTAGGTTGATGATTTTGATTTCGCCATTATGAATAACTTGCATCACATAGCTCCATCCACACTTCAAATCAGGGTAGTATTCACGAACCCAATCTTTTTCTTTATTGTTGAAACGCTCTTCGTTTCGGTCAAAAGACAAGCACTCTAGTGGAATATTCTTATCGTTTTCACCAGTAATCCAGTATACATAGCGAGCGAGAATATCGCCTACGAGACGAACAGAGTTGTCTCCATCTTGGTATACGAACGTAGTCATGCTTGATTTTTGGGCAGCGCCCTTTGATTTGTTAAAACTTAGTGCCATTGTGTTTTCTCCTGTGGGACTTCTTCATATAAAAAATGAACTCTGTCATCTTCAATATATAAAAGCCTGTCGTCTGTGTTTGTTAAGTATGAAAAAGGGTCTAGTGGGAGTTCCAAGAGACCTATTGTTGTATCGCCAGAGGCGAGGTATTCCGCAAAAGACCGCAAACTTGCCATAGCTAAGTATATTGCGATGTCTTGCCGAGAATGTCGAAACGAATTGTATAAAAGTACATCTGGGTGCGCTAAAAACGATTTGCCCGAAAAGTCTGTCTCATAATATTTATATATGGGGTCATACCTATTCTTCGGGACGGAGTTTTTGACCATCATTTCAAATATCGTAAAAATACTTGAAGGATGGCCTTCTGCGACCAAGAATATCTTTTTCCAATTGTATAGAAGCATATATTATACTAAAAAATAGCCTGTTTGTCAAGAACTATTTTTCTATCCTATTTGTGAGATTTTCCAACCCTGTTTTATGTAAAAGCCCATTCTGTTGGAGGCCTGCCGTTTGGCAGTATTTCCTTTCAAATGAATATCTACAACTACAGGCGTTTGTTTTCCGTCTTGTTCTCGGATGACTCTTCCGATGAGCTGCGTAAGTAACGGCTCATTGTTAATGGGTGTACCGAGTATAAGGCAGCTAAGTGAATTGACTGATATACCCTCGCTAAATATTGCTTGAGTGCCGAAGAGTACTTTTTTGTTTCCATAGTTAATTTCGTCCAGTAGCGTTTCTCTTTGTTCATGCGGTACCTCACCTGTAACACAAATTGCGCTGTCACCAACCAGTTCGGCGCAGCTCTGCAAAAAATGCACACGGTCGGACACCACAAGTACTTTGTGACCTTTCGCCGCGTAATAGGAAGCTAGCATAGCAACTGTATGCCTATATTCCTCATTATTCGAGAGGGCTGTTACACGATTAGCCCAGGGAGTTCTCGCCCCATCCATAAACCTTACCTCAGACCGAATAATATCTACGATAGGGGTCATAAAGTTTTCTTTTGGAGGCTTGAATATGTTACTTCCAAAGTAGTCCCTAAATACTACGTGTTTGCCATCTTTTCTCTCTATCGTGCCAGATAGTCCAATCTTATAGCGACAGTAGTTTGTGTCGATGACCTTGGAAAAAGTTGGACTGCTTACATGGTGCATCTCATCTAGTATAATTGTACCAAACTCTTTGCGAATTTTATCAATATTACGATAAAGGCTTTGAGTATTTCCAATTACAATAGGCTTAGATATATCAAAATTTCCACTACCAATGATGCCTGGCGTAAAGCCGTACACTTTCTCGACTTCTTTTGCCCACTGGTTTCTGAGAGGAACTGTATGCACAATGACTAGTGTCTTCTGTCCGAGTTTTCCGGCTATCGCCAACCCCGTGAAGGTCTTACCCCAACTAACCCAAGCATTGATTATACAGTTATCATCTAGAGCATCATAAACAGCCTGCTGACTCTCGCGAAGAGGGTACTTAAACTCAGGAAAGTCAACAGGCTTGTTTATGCGTTTGTCAACAACTTCGTAATCGTCAGGTATTAAATCCACCCTTCCGATAGGTATGGTCACTAGATTATCTCGAATCCGTGCCATATTCTTAATCACGAAGGGCGGGTCTTTTGGATTCTGTGCCGGAATCTTATAGGTAAGCTCTTTCGACAAGAACTCCTTATATTCTTTCGTCACTTCCAAATATATACGATTACTAATTACGGCTTTCATAGACCTAAATCTGTTTTTGATGTAATATATTGTTTGACAAACTCACTTCGTACAATATCCTTAATTTCAAAGTCAACAAAGTCAAAAGCATCCATTGCTTTGAGAACTCGTACAAAGTCGTGTAGGCCATTCTTCTGTAAGTCTGCTTGACGAAAATCGCCACAGAATATAACTCTACAGCCTTCACCCATTCTAGTAATAATGGAGTCTAGCTCGTGAAAGCTCATATTCTGGCACTCATCAATAAGAATTACCGCATTTCTTAATGTAACTCCGCGAATAAAAGAAGTAGTCATAAAATGAACTATTCCTTTTGTCTTTAGAATTTCATACGCATCGCCTCGTTGAAAAAGCTCTATACAAATATCCTTATAGGGTTCTTCGTATACTGAGGCTTTTTCTTTCTCGCTGCCAGGAAGGAATCCTATGTCACGAGTTGGTACAGCGCTTCGTATGATTACAAGTTTTTCGTATTCTCCTTTTGACATATCATCAAATGCTAAATAAGAAGATATAAAGGTTTTTCCTGTTCCAGCTACTCCATGCAGCATTAGGTTTTTAGTACTTTCAAACGCAATAACTTGGTTTCTAGTTAAAGGTTCAATTTCTTGTAGTTCTAGGTTTGCTCCCGCAAGAGTCTTTCGTCTTTTAGCCATATAATTATACTTTTCTTCGAGTGTCCTTTGATTTTTCTTCGGAGTACTCATATAATAACCAAGGCCAAGGGCCAAGGTGAAGAACTCCTGCCCAAGTTTTACCAAGGGGAGGAGGCCGAGGAATGGTAAAAGGCTGTTTAACATCCTTTAACCAAAGAATAGAAGCAACGTCTTTCTGCTCTATTTTTCGTATTTTGTAATATTTTAAAGCAGCATTTTGAGTCTTTTGATATATAAAGGGAGTCCCTTTGCTATCAATAAAAGTGTTACTCCTATCCTGCTTTATTATTCCAATCAACGAGTTTATAGAGTGTTTCAAAGGTACAAGCTCCGAAAACGGAGTTTGAAGTCGACGAATGCCAAGAGTAGCTCCTGGCATATTTTTATCGTCTAGGACTACATTATCTAGCAATAGTAGTCCATCTACCATTTCCCAGTTGCTATTCGGAAGAATAAACACTGGGAACTGTATCTTTTTTATTTCTTTATAAGTAACTATCACTGTTCATACATTTTCTCGAACTTGCCCATAGAGTAGTCATCTCCAATTTCGAAGTCACATCCTACAGGAGCACCAGAAATGGATATGCCTCTATCGAGCTGTATAAATTTTTGTAGTATTTCGCAGTAGAAGTCTACTTCACCTTCTGGTACTTCTGCAAGAATTGAGTCGTGCACAAGTGCGAATATTCTAGCCTTCATTTTCTGGGACTTGATAAACTCGCCCATGTCTATTGCGCCTAATAAGTTAATGTCAGAAGCAGCAGACTGCACCAAAAAGTTAAGACCAGACCTAATGCTATGACTTTTAATACCTGCATCCGTAGATGAGACATTTGGTAGTCTCCTTTTACGGCCAAAAAAGCTATAAATAAATCCATTGTGTTCAATGAACTTCTGATTGTTATCAATCCAGCTTCTCAACTTATGAAAAGACTGAAAATAATCATCAATAACTTCCTTCGCCTCTGTGGGGCTAAAGAATTTGCCAGAATCTTTAGTAACTTGCTCACTAATCTTCTTCGGACCTGCCCCATACATAATTCCGAAAGTTACGGCTTTTGCCGCTTGGCGCTCTGTGCTATATAGCTCTGCGACTTTTTCTACTTCGCAAGGAAGTTTGAATACTGTCTTAGCAATCGTACTGTGAAAGTTTCCGCCACTACGAAATACATTCATAAGTGCTTCATCTTCCGCCAGCTTTGCAGCTACATATACTTCAGCAGTTGTTAAGTCCATCGCTACAATCTTATTGCCTGGAGCTGCTCGAATACATCCTTTCACAATAGGATTATCACGAGGCAACTGCTGCATATTTAACTTACCACTACTAGACAATCGTCCAGAGGTAGTGCCGTGTAAGTTAAAGTTTGTTCTCAGACGACTATCCATGTCAAGCTGAGGAATAATTTTATCAAGGTAAGTATTCTTAATTTTAGACTTCTGACGAATATCTAGAATTAGTCCAGGTACTTCTGACTGCATAGACAAGTCTTTTAGTACTTCAGCATCCGTAGAGTCTGCTCCTGTGCCAGTCTTTTTACCAGTAGGCTTTAGCCCTAGCATATCAAATAGCAGTTTACGAAGCTGTAGAGTACTGTTAGGATTGAACTCCTTGCCTTGAATTTCTTCAAATTTACGAATCTTTGGATTCTCATACAGAGTTTCAATAGCTCTGTCAATATCTTCTTGCATAAGAGACTGAGACTTCAACAATCGCATACCATCAAAAGGTACGCCGTTGTCTTGAGTATCAGTTAGAAATCTACAACCTGGGATAAGAATGTTATCGTAAACCCATGCTAGCTTCTTGTTCTGTTTGATTTTTACAAATTTTTCGTAAATAAGAAAAGTACATACAGCATCCATTGCTGCATATGTTTTCATTACATCAAAGGGAATAGCGCCCCACTGAAAGTCACCTTTCAAGATGCCATGCTCTTTACGATATTGCTCAATCCAATCATACATTGGCTTTTCGTAGTCTCCGTAGGGAGTATACTTTAGCGATAACTGTTTGAGACCATGACCTCCGGGATTCTCGTCTATGAGGTAATGGAGCAACATTGTGTCTTCAAAGCTAGGAAACTTAAAGTTAAAATGGTACTCGAAAAACGCCATATCGAACTTAGCGTTGTGAAAAACTACTGTCTTTTTATCGAACAGCATTTGTAATAGCTGCTCTGCATCCTCATCTAGGCAGTTTGTATCAATGTACGCCCCGTTTATGCCATTATAGGAAAGAGAGAGGCCAAGCATATGGCCGTTGCGAGGATAAAGTCCTGTGGTCTCGGAGTCGAGAGCAATATATGCACAGTCATACTTAATCGCAGCTTTAATAAACTTTTTAGCTTCTTCTGTGTCTTGTATACCGAATGCAATAGTCTCATCAATAATAACCTCTTCTACTTCTCCGCGAATATAAGAAATAATACTCTCTTTGGAAGATTCCCAAGTATTACGCGCTTCTGGTTTAAAAGCAAGCATAGCTGGATTAATTACTGGCAGATACTTACTCTCTACTTTCTTACCAGAATATTCTGTTACAGAGTTAATCTTTGTAAAGTATTTGAGTGCATCAGAGCCTACTAGGATAATCCAGTCATAAGCGTCTGTGTCGATTTGAATATCACAGTCACGCTTTAATACTTTCTTCAGCGTTGGGTCAGAACACAGTTGATACTGGTCGAACTCAAAAGCTCCGTCAAATTCATTTTTAAAGTTTGTTTTGCTTGGTTTGGTTTCTATTAGAGCAACCCTTGGGCTCGTCATATGCATACTCCTATGCGTATAGTCTTGTTTTTAGTTTCTCAACCTGAGAGGCAGCCAAGCCTCCAGGGTCTTTTCCATTTAGATTTATATTTCTAGTAAGTAAATCTGTTTTCTCACACATTTCTTTTACTTTTGCTGCGGCTGTTTGTCCTGCCTCGTCTCCATCAAAAAAGATTATTGCTTCTTCTACTCCTTGAAGTCGGAGAATAGATAACTTATCTTCATTAATATTGCGAGTGCCGAAGCAGCATACTGCATTTGTAAGTCCTTTATCATGCAGATTTATCATATCGTAGATTCCTTCTACTAGAATAACACTACCTTGTATAGGCTCTACTTTTGATGGATACAGGGGCATCCGTGCTCCAGATGGGTTGATAAGATACTTGGGAGTACCTCCACTCATATGCCTTGCATTGAAGGCTACAATTTTTCCTGAAATGTCTCGTACAGGAAATACGATTCTACCTATGAAAGTATCATGTTCTTGAAAGGCTTCAAACTTACGATACGTTTCGGGACGAATATCTCTCCAGTTTCCAACATAAGGTAATGCATTTGGGGGAAAAGACAAGCCCACACTTTCAGCTCTCTTTTCACGAATTTTCTTCTTTAATAGTTCTCTGCGTAAGTGTAGAAAACTTGCCTTTTCCCCAAAATGCACAAAAAGGCTTCCCTTGAATCCACAAGAGAAGCAATGAAAAATACCAGTAATCTGGTCTACTCTCATACTTGGGTTGCCATCATCATGCTCAGGATTTAAACACGCGACAACAAAGTCCTTGCCTTTCGGCAGGAATGGAACTTGCTTATTCTCTAGTAACTCTTGTACGTTCATTAACAGTCCGCGTCGAAGGAATACCACTCATCTAATTCAGTAGGTTCATCATAATTATCAACCCACTCATCTTCTAAAGTAACTTGACATAAATTATAGTAATCTAACTGGTTAGCGTCCAAGTGCTCATAGTATTTCGAAATTCGAGCAAGCATGAGTTCTGCTCTGTCCCAGTCACACTCCGACATAGCAACCTCTAACATATCAAATAAAGGTTCAGTTTGAGCTACAGTCATTATATTATCCTTCCTTTTCCAAG